ATAAAAGTATTCTGGGGACTTTTGATTATAGTGATTTTAGGAATAGGATATTTAATTTTCAGATATAAAAGCAAAATATTAGGATTATTTAAAAAACTCTCGCCATGATAAAAATGGAAATAGACCAAGCAAGCCTTAACAGAACGATCCGGGATCTGGATAAGTTAAGTAGGGAGAAGCATACAAAGGCATCTGATATTGTTGAAAAGACCGCATATAAAATTGAGAGCAAAGGGAAAAACGAACACCGGTTTACAAATAGAAGCGGACGTTTACAGGGCGGGATTCATGTTAGCGACTTGTCAGGAATAGGGAAAGAAGTGAGCACAAACGTAGATTATTCTGAATTTATTCATGATGGAACAAGCAAAATAAAAGGAGATCCATTTTTACAGAGACCGTTTTATCAGGAGGTTCCAAAGATGAAAAACAAACTTAAAAAATTAGTCAACGAAAAATGGTAATGAAAGACCCGGCATATAGAATATTACAGAGTTATTTTACTGCATTAAACAGTAAGGTTGTAGTGGATGAAGTGACTATCCCTGTTTATACTACGACACCAAAAGGAACATCAGGGAACCGTATTGAAATGAGTATTATAACCCAGGTCGATGAAAGTATAAAGGACGCTTATATGCAGGATGTGATTGTTTCTATTGATTGCATAACGGAATTTACTACAAGAGGCAGCCGGAAAAAGAGCGTAGATATATCAAATGCTGTAATTCAACTTATAATTACTACCTTTGGGGGGTCAGGATTGAGTATAAGCGGAGGAGGATATAAGTATATCAGAACGAGCTTAGACAATATTTCGGCATTAGATGAAATTACAGATACGAAAAAAATATATAGACGGATTTTAACATTTACTAACTTAATAGAGCAAATTTAATTCATGAGCAAAGACGGAACATTATTATTAGTACAAATCGGAGGCGTAACGCTTACCGGTTTAATTGACAACTCCCTGGATTATGACCCGGGACTTGCAGAGATCACAACTAAAGACTCAAGCGGTCATAAGAACTATTCTGTATTTGAAGATGACTGGTCAGTTTCGTTTACTTCATTATACGATCCTACGGGAACTTATAATGGAAAACATATTCTGGCAGCAGCCAAAGCAGGAACAGAGGTAACAGTAATCTTTGGTGAGGTTACAGCATCAGCTGACTATTGGACTGGACCGGCTAAATTTGGACCGGTTACGTTATCAGGACCAAAAGGCGCACCTGCAGAAGTATCTGGAACACTTCAAGGAACAGGAGAATTGTCACCTTCGACCACAGCTGGAGCATAATGAACCGCCGGAGTGGTTATATATCAAAGAAGATTGACGGAACAATAAGACACTTTTACTTTAGTATTAATGCCTGGATATTGTTTTGTGAACTTCATGACCTGGATTTGTCAGAGATGGGCAAGTTTTTAAGTGATCCGAAAAAACAGTTAGTTGCTTCGAGGGATTTGCTCTATTGTTCGGCTGCGGCTTATTGCAGAGAGTTTGAAATTGAGGAGGACTTTAACCGTTATACAGCCGGCAGTTGGTACGAGAATTTATCTGAAAAGGATTACAAAGATATTGAGAAGGTAATGTTAGAATGCAGTTTTTTAAAAGGTAAAAAAAAAAGGTAAAGCAACCTGGGATGACCTGATTAAGTTTGCATTTGGTGAGTTAAATATCGGCAAGAAAGTTTATTCAATTACATTTCGAGAATACAATGATATTTGCGAGGGTTACTTTAAAAGGCTTGAAAAGGAATGGTTACATACAAGAGAGATAGTAGCAATGATTCATAACACGAATATTGCAAATTCTTATCAGGCGAAAACAGGACGGCAGTTAATACCATTAGAATTGGATAAAGAAACAGACAAGATAAAGCGAAAAACGAATAAGAATAAATTTAAAGGCAAACAATTTGAGAAGAAAAAAAGGCAGTTAGAACGAATACTTTTGAAAGTTCATGGGAAATAAAGGCACGACAAATGTAAAGCTGGGAGTTGATGACAGGAAGCTAAAGAAAGGATTAAAGGATAGCCAGAGCCAGATGAAAAAGTTTGGCAGTTCGGTTAAGAAGATAGCTGGAATAATTGCAGGGATGTTTGCTTTCCGGGCAATATTCCAAGGGATAAAAAAACTTATTACTCTAAATGCTGAATTTGGACAATCACTTGCGAACCTTAGCGCAATCACAGGAGCAGTCGGCGAAGACTTAAAATTCTACGAACAACAAGCCAAGCTACTTGGAAGAACCACTACAATAAGTGCAGTTGAGACGTTAAAAGCATTTGAATTGATGGGATCGGCACGTCCTGAACTTCTTAAAAATAAAGAAGCACTTGCAGCAGTAACAAAAGAAGCTATTATTTTAGCTGAAGCATCTGGGCTTGAATTGCCAGTTGCCACTAAGGCTCTTGCAAATGCGCTGAATCAATTTAACGCAGCAGCAAGTGAGTCAGGAAAATTTATAAATGCAATCGCTGCAGGGTCAAAAGAAGGAGCTGGGAATATTGAATATCTAAGTGTAGCTATTGAAAAAAGTGGAACGACATTATCAATGATGAATTTAAGCATCGAAGACAATGTTGCCCTGATTGAAACAGTCGCTCCTTTTTATGCTCAAGCCGCTCTCGCTGGTAATTCTTTAGACAAAGTATTTCTAAAAATGAAAGCATCAGGAATAGGTTATTCCAGTGGGATATTTAATCTTAATGATGCTTTAGAGGAGCTTAAAATTAAATATGAATCCGGAGAATCAGCAGCAAGTATTTTCGGTATCGAACACGCTAAAATGGGTGAGCTGCTTGTTGCTAATCAGGAACAATTAAAAACATATACTAAAGCAGTAACCGGAACAAATATTGCTTATGAACAACAAGCCAAAACAGTTGATACAATAAAAGGTAAATGGAAGTTATTTGTTTCTGGAATTGAAGGCGCATTTTTAGCAAGTGGTAAATTCAGGGATTCGATTAAAAAAACTTTGACTTCTTTGACTGAAAGAATCCCAGATGTGATTAATGGGTTCATTGATGTTATTAATACAATGATTGAGTGGCGGAATAATAGCGTGAGAATGAGAAAATCTCATAAATTAATGTTCGCTTCCATAAAAGATGGGTTAATTGAATTAAAAGGTAAATGGGAAAATGTAATTATTACTATCACAAGTTTAGGTAAAATAATGGGTCATGCCTTAAACAAGGATTTTGACAAAATTGGTCTTGAATGGGAATTGTTAGGGCTTAATATAATTAAAAATACGTTATTAACAACAAAGGCATCTATTGAATTATGGGAAGATTATTATAATGAAGTTGAAAAGCTGGATAAGAAGTGGGCTAAACTTGAAAATATAACCGGAGGCGGAGGAGCGAAGCCAACAGGAGGAGCTGGTGTAGTAAAGAAAATAGATAGGGGGCTTTCTATTCCATCCATAATACCTGAAGATATGATGGGTACTTCTTTAGCTCATATTGCACAAGCAATCGATGTTTCTGCGATAGCTTCAAAATTAGCAAGCGTTGAAGGAGTTTATCAATCGCATCTTGCTATAATAGATGCCTTACAAAGAAATAGTGCAATAGAGGGAATGGGATGGGTTGGCAGTTTAGAGTCAGCCTTTGCAGGATTTTTTCAAGAAACAGAAGGCGGCTTCAAGAGCATGGCTCAATCATTTGGCAGGGCATTACAACAAATGGCAGCTCAATTAGCGGCAAAAGCGGCTATATTTGGAGTATTAAGTCTATTAACAGGTGGTTCTGGAAAGCTCGCAATAGGTGCTGGTAAGATGCTGAAAAATTTTAAATGGTTCGCCAGTGGTGGATCGGTTTCAGAACCAACAATGGCAATGGTAGGCGAAGCACCAAACATATCAAGGTCAAATCCTGAATATATTGGAACAGCTAAACAGCTTGGACTTGGAAATAATAATATCTCAGGTAAAGTTGTATTTGAAATAAGTGGTGATAAATTAATTGGAGTTTTAGATAATAAGAATAGGCGAACCAATTCATATAGTTAGACATGGCATATGGGGTGCAATATACGACTACTTATAAGAGATTTTCAGGAGGTCAAACTACAATAGACTTCTTGCAGTTAGATGTAGCAGAGGCTTCACCTATTGAAGAGTTATCCCTTGGAGCTAATCCATTAGAAATAGTAACTACCGGAGATATTAATAACATATTTAAACCCACAATAGGAACCGGGGCGACTATTAATTTAATTGTTACCCCATTATCTATGTTAGGATTTTTTACATCTAATCCACAAGAATGGTTAGTTAATATTTATAACGGCACCAGGGCGGGCACTTTAGTATGGCAAGGGTTTGTAAATGCTGAAATATACGAAGAGGATTATAGCAGCTCAAACGACATACCTATTACTGTGCAATGTAATGACGGGATGGCTGTATTAGATAATATTCTATACAAAAACGGAGCAGATAATTATACAGGGTTTTCTGAATATTACACAATAATAGATAATATTTTAGACAAGTTAGGGACTTCTTTTACTACTATATATACATCAAATGATTTGACTATTAATAATGTCGGCCCCGTAACTAATCCTTTTTTATATCTAACTATAGATAACGAAAATTTCTTAAATGAAAATGGGATAGCGATGTCATGCAGGAAGGTATTGGATAGTATAATTGGCGGTTTGGGGTTGTCGATAAGATTCAAAGGCCCGGATATTTATATAATTGATCCTGTAAACTTACACACAGTTGCAAAGGGAAAATCGTATAGCAGGGCGACATTTGGTAGTGAAGCACAATCAAATGTAGGAGGGTATTTAGATATCTCAAATAGTGATATAAAATGGTATAAGACTGGCATGACATTAGATATGGTTCCCTCCATGAATGAAATATCTATTAAATACGATCCATATAACTTTGCTGAGATTATATATAGTTTAGCAGATGAAGATAACTGGTCGGTAGCAGGAACATGGTCTGATCAAACTGGTTGGTATGTTAATGCAGATATTGAATATGAAGGGTGGACATATACCGATGCAGATATGGGTTACGCAACAAAAGAAGAATCGACAGACACACCTATATACTTTATTGCATTAAGCGATTCCGATGAAACCGCAAGCTATATATTCTCTCAATCTAATATAACACAAGATAGTAATATTCAATTAAAAATTAGTTTGGATGTATATATTCAAACAAAAGAAGATGGACTAAACACTTACGAAGATGTCACTACATATGATATTCAGCAAGTGCAGATACCGATAAGTATAATGGTTGGTGATAAATATTGGAAAGGTGGTAATGTTTGGGAAACTACTGCGGATGGTGCTTATTTACAATCGTTATATGTCAGACAGGAAGATATTGTATTAGCAGATGTAACAGACAGTAGAATTAATGAAACATGGACTAAAGCGAGTATAATTGTCCCGTTAGGGATAGCTACTTCAGAAGTACTAATACAGGGAGGTGTAAGTATTAAAATATTAGATACATTACGTGGATGGGCTGGAGCAACTGGTCAACAAATACTGCCTGTTGTTAATGAAGAACACATGCAAAGGATATTTATCAAGGAGGCTAAAGCAGAAATATTAAATACATTTACAGGTGAAAATGTTGGTAATAGTGGAATAGAAGAAAAAGCTACTCTCTCAACTAATCTAACAGGCAAACAAGGGGCTGTGATTAAAACAACAACAGGAATAGGGACTTTCGGATGTAGTAGAGGGTCATTAAAAACAGATTCCCAAACAGTGATAGGTACTAATATTACCGGATTATACAGAGGCGCAGGAGCGGTAAAATATACTACATCTGAATTAACATTACAGTCATTCATGAGTCAATATCAAACCCCTCGATATAAATTATCAGGGATATTAAATGCTGTAGATTATGGCGTAAATTTAGACATGAAATTAATTCAAGACTTAACATATTTAGCAAATAAATCATTTTTTATAGTTTCAAATACATATAATGACAAACAAGAATCTGCAAGGGTAGTAATGATTGAATTAGTAAGCACAAGGGAGGATATTACATGAGTGTAACAGTGGCTAAAAAAAGTTTATTAGCAGTAAGAAGAGATAAGCAAATTTCAAGCAGTACAGGTGTTTCTACTGTTAGTGCGGGTACAGGTGAAGGTGGAGGAGGTTTATATTACTTACAAACAGCACTTGACGCTGGTCAATTAAACAATCTATATTACACCGAAACCGAACTTAATGCAGGTCAATTAGACAATAGATATTATACTGAAACCGAAATAAACACATGGCGAAGCGGAGTTACACAAACCGAAATGAATTATTTGGCTGGTATAGACTCAGACATACAGGACCAGTTAAATGCCAGATACACAAAAACTGAAGTAAACACATGGCGAAGTGGTGTTACGCAAACGGAAATGAATTATTTAGCTGGTATAGATTCCGATATACAAGACCAGTTAGATATCAGATTGTTAAATACAACCGATACATTTACAGGAACATTAACAGTTAATGGTAAAGGATTATTTGATGATACAGGAGATACAGGAGCCCCTTTAAAAATCAATAGAGCAGGAAGCACAAATATAAGTTATGAAGCAACAAATGCAGATGGAAGCTGGTATTTTGGTAAGGCTTCTGATGGAAACTTTGCAATAGATACAGATGCTAATATAGCAGCCATACCTAAACTGTCAATTGATACATCTGGAAATATTGAAATTAATGCAAATATAGGTACAAGTGATTATGTAAGTGAAACGATAGGATGGCGGGGTACAGTTGCAGGAGCATTTGATTTTAGAAGTGTATATACTGATGAAATGATATGCAAGACATTTATTGCAGACATTGACCTGGCGCTTTTAAGCGGTACAATGGTAAGTAAGTCAATAACCCAAGTAAGCAGAAATTTCACCGTTCCGGCAACCGGAAATAATGCACGTTTATATGTTGAAGCAATACCCGGGTTTCCAACTTCACAAGCATTTGAAGATGGTGATTGGATAAGACTTCAAGTAGTTGATAGATCCCACGGTGGTTTAATTTGGCTTAGAGTATATGGACAAATTGCTTCAGAAACATTTATAGATGAAGGCGATGGTGAACAAAGTTATATATTTATAACTACATATGATGGGCTTGCAGGAGGAGCCGAAGGTCAAATAGTACATGCCGGAGCAGGCGCACAGGATTTAGGAACGTCAGGTGATGGATTTATTCAAAGCGAAGCAGGTGATCATAACTTAAATACTCCTTATATACAAACAGCTACATGGGAAACTAATCCCTACGAAAGTGCAAATATTACGGTTCGTACAAGGATGGGAAACCTTGTTGGCATTACTAATCAAACAGGCTTCGGATTAGTTACCAGAAAAGACAATACTAATTATGTAACACAATGGTGGAATACAGATAGTGACTGGGGTATTAGAGGCGTTGTGGCGGGTAATGAAGTATTCAAATTAGGTGATGAGAATAAAATAGCCTGTTTAACAATTGAGAGTACGAAATTATATATAGGTACAGGTACTTATGCAAATGCAAATACAAGTTTTTATGTTGATGATGCAGGTCAATTTTCGTTAAAGGATAAATTACAATGGAATGGAACCACTTTAGCTATTAGTGGTCAAATAACTATAGATAATCCGGGAGATATAAATACATCTGATCTTACAAATGATGAAAACTGGGATGTAACATTAAATCAATTAGCAGGTTCTGGTGTAAACATTGCTAATTCACAATATGGAGTTTTTAATTTATCAACACCAACAATAACAACAACGAATGGGTCTAATGAAATTTCTGATACATACTCTAAAACTGGAGATTATTCATTAAAACAAACTTCAGCTATTGCTACTTATGCTTATGCTTATTTAGGAGCAAGTGGAACTGATTATAATATTCCAATTGAACCAAACAAAAAATGGATTATTAGCTTTTGGATAAGAAGCTCTGTAGCTGGTGCTGTAATAAGA